GTATTAAACGATTATGTTTCTGCAGCAAATAAAGTGACGAATCCCGTAAACATAGAAGCAGTGTATAATTGGGACCTTCAATTAGGGAGAACTCAATCAAAAGTAAGTGATGTTTACACTTTAGCTGCAAGAGTTGTAGAGGGAACATCAACTAATTTTATAGGCTCTCTTCAATTTCTTGATTTGACTTAAAATTATAAAATCATAAATAAGTTATATAACCTATATCAATATGTCAGCTTTTAAAATAGTTCAAAAGATACCATCACTGACAATTGGCTCTGCTGCTGGAATTTCAACTAGTGCTCCAATTTCATTAAAATCTGGATATCTTCGTATAGTTCCAACACAAAATACTTTTATTGAAGTTGACCCAACTCCTGGAATTAGCACTTCAACTTCAATGTGGATTGCTGCAAATAATGAATTAATTTTAAAAGAATCAGCTAGGTCTGAAACCGTTGTTGGAATTCTCACAGGATCTACGACAACCGTTATATTCCCAGAAGGTACAGGTTCAGTATTTGAAGTTGGAGATTATGTTGAACTGACTGGAATTTCTCCAGTTGGTATTAATACTTCCTTTGCTCAAGTAGCAACAGTGGATAAAAATACATCATATAATGGTTATCATAATACCAGACTTACCTTAAATTGGAATACTTCTTCTCAATCTGTAGTTACAAATGCAAATGGAGAATTGAGAAAAGCAACAAAGATTGCAGCATATAATGATAGTGCAAATCCCAACATTATTCACATCACAGAAGTCCAAGTCGTTTCAAACTTTAGCTAAATGAAACTCATCACAGAACAAGTAGAAGACGTAAAAGTTATTAGAGAAAATAAGGGCGGAGAACCTTGTTTGTATATTCAAGGTAGCTTTATGGTAGCAGACCAAGTTAATCGAAATAAAAGACTTTATGAAATGAGAGTTTTAAGAAATGCCGTAAAGGCATATCAAGAAAATTTCATTAATCAAAAAAGATCTTTAGGTGAATTAAATCACGGTCCAACTCCATCATTAGATTTATCTAAAGCTTCTCATATTATTACTAAATTATGGGAGAATGGCAATATTTTTATGGGCAAAGCAAAAATATTAGAATCTTTGCCTATGGGTAAAATTGCTGCAGCATTAATTAATGAAGGAGTAAAGCTCGGTGTAAGTAGTAGAGCTGTAGGCTCATTAATTCCCACTAACGAAGGTTATTCTAAAGTCGGAGATGATTTAATTCTAAGTTGTATTGACTTGGTATCGGATCCCTCAGGTCCAAACTGTTTCGTAGAAGGGATAATGGAAGGAGTAGAATGGACATACGATGCCTCTACAAATAATTGGCTTATTGAAAAAACTAAAAAGCAAATTGAAAATTATGCTTTTAAAAGAGAATTGACTGAAGAAAATAAATTAAAAGTATTTAATAATTTTCTAAATTCATTATAAAATCTAAACTTTATAAATACATACAGATTTATTTAAAGAAAGAATCGGAGAGTTTAAAATGCCTCGTGGAAGAAAAAACTTACAAGAAATGGAAACCGGCACAAAGCAATCTCGTACTGCTGTAAATGCTGGAGCAAAAGCAGCAGAACCAATGCATCATTTAACCACAGGTATTCCTGATGGTCAAAGAGCAACTGGTTGGGAAGATTTAGGAGGTCCAACTCCTGAAAATTATAAGTCAGATGATGATTCATCAAAACTAAAGGATCCTGCTGCAATTCTAGCTCAAGTTCGTAACGTTGTAAATAGTGGAGCAAAGTCCGCAGAAGCAATGAAGAAGATGAGAGAAGACTTTGATGATGAATATGAGTATGATGAGGACGATGAAGATTCTTTAACTGAAGCTTCTTGTGAAGACGAGGATGAGGAAGAAGAAGAAACTCCAAAGTCACGTAAAGGTCGCAAATCTCATTCTAAAGAAGATGAGGACGAGGATGAAGAAGAGAAGCCTTCAGTAAAAGAGCAAATTGAAGAAATTGAAGCTCAAATTGAAGAAGATGTAGATGCTCTTCTTTCCGGTGAAGAACTCTCCGAAGAGTTTAAATCAAAAGCAAGAACTGTTTTTGAAGCTGCTTTAAATGCTAGAACTGAGCAGATTGAAGAAGCTATTATTAGTCAATATGAACAACAACTTGCTGAAGAAGTAGAAGAAATCGCAGAAGCTCTTACTGAAAGAGTTGATGCTTATCTAGAATATGTTGCAGATGAATGGCTACAAGAAAATGCTCTTGCTGTCGAAAAAGGCATTCGCAACGAATTTACTGAAAGTTTCTTAACTCAGTTGAGAGACCTTTTTGAAGATCATTATGTATCAGTTCCTGAAGAAAAATATGATGTCCTAGAGAGTATGGTAGAAAAACTTGATGAAATGGAGACTAAACTCAACGAGCAAATTGAAACCAATGTTGCTCTTAATAGAAGACTTGCAGAAGCTGTAACCGACACTATTGTCAGTGAAGTTTCAGAGGGTCTTGCACTTTCTCAAAAAGATAAGCTCGCTTCTCTTGCAGAAAATGTTGAGTTTGATGGTGAAGATAATTTTCGTGAGAAAATGGTCCAGATTAGAGAAGCATACTTTTCAAATCAGACTGTGACTCCAAGAAGCACTCAAGACTATCTTGTGGAAGATGTTACAGATAATGTTCCATATCATACACCAAGTGGAAGTATGGAAATCTATCTAAACGCTCTTGAAAGAGTTTCTAAAAAGTGATTTTTAAATCATAAAATCAAACACTAAAAACAACAATTTTAATACAGAGGTAAAATCAAATGCAAATGTTCAATGCAGAACATCTGCAGGAAAAGTGGGCACCACTTCTAGACTACGCGGGTCTTGAGCCAATCAAAGATTCTCATCGTAGAATGGTAACTGCTATCCTGTTAGAAAACCAAGAAACTGCTCTTCGTGAAGAAAGAGCATTTCTTACAGAAGCAACTCCTACGATGAACACCGATCCAACGGGTTCAGGTGCTGCTGGCTTTAGCTATGGCGCTAATGCAGCTGGTCCTGTTGCTGGTTTCGATCCCGTTCTAATTAGTCTCATTCGTCGTTCAATGCCTAACCTCGTCGCTTATGACTTGGCTGGCGTTCAACCAATGAATGCTCCTGTAGGACTCATCTTCGCTCTCCGTTCACGCTATAATGGCCCAACTGGCGAAGAAACATTCTTCAATGAAGTAGATACTGCTTTCTCTGGACAGAGAAAGGGTATGGACCTTACCGATTTTGTTGGTTATGGTCAAACTCTAGGTAACAACGTAGGCTTCGGTACTACAAATCAAACTGGAGAAAATCCTGGCCTTCTTGCCCCTGCTGGTAGCGAAGCTTATACAGTCGGTCAAGGTATGAAGACTGCAGAGGCTGAAGCTCTTGGTAACACCATTGGCGATAGTGACACCTATTTCAATGAAATGGGTCTTTCTATCGAGAGAATTTCAGTTACTGCTAAGTCTCGCGCACTGAAAGCTGAGTACAGCCTTGAGCTTGCTCAGGACCTTAAAGCTATTCACGGCTTGAATGCAGAAGCTGAGCTTGCGAATATTCTTTCTAGCGAAATTCTCGCTGAAATCAACAGAGAGGTTATTCGTACCATTTATATGGTTGCTGAACCTGGCGCTCAGGTTAACGTTGCAACTCCTGGTGTATTTGACCTTGATGTTGACTCAAATGGCCGTTGGTCTGTTGAGAAGTTCAAAGGTCTTATTTTCCAAATTGAAAGAGATGCAAACGCAATTGCTCAAAGAACTCGTAGAGGGAAGGGTAATATGATCCTTTGCTCTGCTGACGTAGCTTCTGCTCTTGCTCACGCAGGTATTCTTGATTATACTCCTGCTCTTAATGCTAATCTTCAAGTTGATGATACTGGCAATACCTTTGCTGGAGTTCTTCAAGGCAAGTTCAAGGTTTATATTGACCCATATTCAGCTAACGTAAACGCTAATCAGTTCTATGTTGTTGGATATAAGGGTTCAAGTCCATACGACGCAGGAATTTTTTACTGCCCTTATGTGCCTCTCCAAATGGTTCGTGCCGTTGGTGAGCAGTCTTTTTCTCCGAAGATTGGCTTTAAGACTAGATACGGTCTAGTCGCCAACCCATTTGCTGAAGGAACCAATCAAGGTCTAGGTAGACTTCTTAAGAACGGCAATAGATATTATCGCCGAGTCCTCATCAAAAATTTAATGTAAGCTTAAACAATTTTTCATTAAATTTTAAGATAATTAAGGAGCCGAAAGGCTCCTTTTTTATTACATTCCAAAAGCTAAAGTTCCACAATCAAATATCTTTTCATATCCCATCTCTCTTGCTTTTTCATATTCAGTGCAATCATAATCCCCAATATATTTCTTTTGAAACCTCATACGGTGATATCGCCTTAAAAAGTTTTTATCCACATAATAATAAGAAGGTTTATTTACTCCTATTAATTCAAAACCATTAGTTCTATAAACATTTCCATTTGAATATCTTCTATCTGCATAAGAAATAATACTTTCTCCATACGACTTCATAAAAGCTTTTAATAGCTTACTAAATCCACCTACTACACTTACTCCACCCTTTACACAAAATCGAGTTAATTCCCATTTATAATCTTTATTAAATCTAGATTTAGCAAAAGTCATTACACAAACTAATTCTTTATTATAACTCAATCCAAATTTAACAGAACTCTTATCTTCACCCTGGATATGATATTCATTTAAAAATGAATTTTTACTGTAAGTATCTACTTCTACAATTTC